TCCAGGACGGTTCCACTCGCGACAACCGTTTCCAGGAGCCGCCGCGCGAATGCCTCGGGCGACTCACCTGCCTCCAGGGTGATCGCGTCGATCCCCGCGCGCTTGACGAGTGCGAGGAAGTGGAAGTCCTGCTCGACGGTGGATTCGTTGATCGCGATAAACACGCGTCCGCCGATGGTGTGCTTCTCCGGGACCGCCGATTCCTTGGCCATCATGCGACCTTGATCGCCCGGAAATGCGGCTCGTTGGGGTGATTAGTCGCGTCGGACTCGATGTCGCCGGTCATCGTGAAGTTGGCGTACTCGTCGGAGATGAATCCCATCGCGCCGTCGGCGTGGACGGAAGCACGCCAGATCTCGATCTCCCACTTGGGGCCGCGCGCGGGATCGCCGATGAAGCGGATCTTACCCTTGACAGATGTCTGGTTCATGCCACGCACCGTCGGCAGCGAGATGGTGGCATAGTCATAGTCGACTTCAAGATCGGTGTCGTCGGCGATGCCGCCGCCCACGATGACGTAGATCCGGCCCGTTGTAGCATCGACTGTGTAGTCGGTGCCCTCGACGAACGTCGTCACGCCGCCCGTATCCGTCACGACAACATTGCTTACATCGCGATAAGCCAGAGCGTAGTAACGGCCCTGGAGGACGCCCGCGATTGCTTCGTCCGTCACCGAAGCTCCGGTCTGGGATAGCGTCGAGTTGTCTCCGAACAATGCCATCGCCAGGTTCTCCTTCGTGAACTCATCGCCCACGATGCGCAGAGCAAGGGTCGTGCGTAGCACGTCGGAGGCTATGAGATCAGCCGCTGCGTCCGCGCTCGAGTACTTCTTGATGTCCTCGGAGGTGGGCGTGATCTCGAAGGTCGGACAGTTGCCGAGAAACCGCTCACCCGTAGGGTTCCCACTTGCGTCGAACCGATCGAAGTAGACCTTCCCCCGGCCGAGCAAGACATTGTTGCCATTTACGACTTCGCTCATGGTCTCCCCCTTACGCCTACGTGATCTGTTCGGCGTCGTCCACGCGGGACTGGTATTCGATGTTGAAAGTCATCGTCGCCCGGCAGAAGGAGCTCTCCCCCTGCTCGTACTCGAACTTCGTGCCCATTTCGTCGGCCGGGTCGTTCGCAAGGCCGTTGAATCTCCCAGCTGCCGCCAGGGTCTTCGTGACCCATGCAATGGTCGCATCAGCCGCTTTATCAGGCTCAGTGGTCCCGTCCGCCTTCGTTAGAGCCTCGATACTCAGCATGACTGATCGCTTGACGAGTGGCCCGCGGCTTGTCCGCCGCGCTCGACTCTCGCCCATGGCCTCGACGGTCTCGGTCGCCTGATAGACGGTGTTCACCGGGAGCTGGTCAGGCCCTGGGGAGTCGAGCCGCGTTCTCACGAACTCCGGCACCTCCGCCGGCCGGTCCGTGTTAAGCGCAGTCACGGCCGCCGCGACGATCTGTTCGCGGATCGTGCTCATGGCTTCCTGAGTGCGATGCGCGTCATTGCGCCATCGCCGTACGGGATGATCTTCAGGATCTTGTAGCTGGTTCCGCCCACTGTGATCGCCACTCCCGATGCGAGCCCGGGCAGCGTTCCCGTGCGGACATGTACCATCTCGTCGGCTGCCATAACGCCCGGCATCTCGCCTCCGAGAAGTTCAACGGCCTCCCGGTCGAGGAGGCCGGTTACGGTGGTGTCGCCAATCGCCACCTCGACGGCCCCCTCGGCGGCTGACAAATCCGCCAGCATCTCCGCGATGTCGGACTCGCCGAGGAAGGACATCGCTTTAGCTCGCTTTCTTGATTCCCACGAACTCCACACCGTAGTTGAACGACGGGGAGGTGCCGCCGACCGTTCCGATCACGCGGAGATACTGCTTGAGATCCGAGACGTTCACCTTCAAGACCTGGACACCCGCCGTCCCCGCGGCGTCGGTCACCTGCGTGAACGCGCCCCCCGTGACGTCCGCATAGGTCGAGTCGTCGTCTGAGTGCTGGAGCTTCACGTCGAGCGTCGGGTTTGTACCCGTGCCCGCTGATGCATTGAGCACGATCAAGGCCACGCCCTCATAGTCCAGGACATCGATTCCCGTGCCCGTCAAAGTCGTTGTGCGCTGGGCCGCTGCAGCGAGCACGAGGCCCACGGTCTGGGCGAGCGCGTTTAGCAGATGAGTCATTCTGATTTCCTCCCGCCGGTACGTGAGGGGTACGACCCCCGAGCCCGGCCTTTACGCGCCCCTGCACGCGGTGCTACCGCGTCTGGCGCTTCGGTGTCAGGATCGCGGGTTTCAAGCGCCGGATCCTGGTGAGTGACTATTGCGGCTCCGGACTTCTTCTTGTCTGGCTCGGGCTCCGGCGCGTTCGGAATCACGCTGGCGTAGCCCATCCGGACCTTCTTCCGTGCGTCTGCGATCGAGAGGTCCTTAGGGGCTACGAGGATCTGGCCCGGGTAGACGTCGTTGTCTTCTCCACCCAGGCAGTGGCCCGTCGTGATCTCGATCGTGAGCTTCTCTTGTTCCGCCATGCGATCCGTCCCTCCGGCTTACGACAGCGTGGCGCCGGTGCCCTTGACGAACGACTCGCCCCGGCGTACCACCGTGTCGCCCATCGAATAGCTCGTGATGAGGATCTGCCCGCGCGCGGCCTTAGTGACCACATCGACGACGATCTCGAGGTCGTTGCCCCACATGCCGACGAGGAGGTCGTTCCAGTTGCCGAAGATGAGGCCGTGCTCGTTGCCGCCTGCGCCGAGGGTCTTCGAGATCTGGTTCGTGGTCCGCCCCGGGTAACCCCCAAGCTCGCCCTCACGGTAGGTGCCCACCCAGAGGAAGACCGGATAGCCGGCCACAAGCGGCGTGCGCTTGAGAACCCCGGCCATGAGCGGGGTGGTCATCCAGGAGAGCGAGCCCAGGTCGGCGTTCTTGTCCGCGACCAGGGCCGGCATCGTCGTGATGTCCTCAAGGTCGGGCACGCCGCCCACCGCGTGCGACTGCACGTCGGCCGCTGAGTAGATGCCCAGGGGCTGTTTGTCGGTACCCTTGCCATGCAGCGAGCCCAGGTCGAGTGCCAGGCCGTGGCCGATCGCGAGGTCGTTCCGAATGTCGGCCTCGACGTCGATCGATGACATGACGAGCAACTGCCGCGGGATCTGGACCTGGCCGATCAGCGTCTTGGGTGAGAGCGACACGTAGCCGTAGGCAGGCTCGGACTGCGGCGCGTCGGCGGGAGGGTTCTCCTCCATCCAGGTGACGCTCGGCGCACCAGTCTTCTTGTTGAAATAGACGACGCCCTGAAGACCGGGAAATAGCCGTGCGCCGGCGATGAGCACTAGCGCGCGGTTGCGCAGCAGATCGATCATGTCAGGCATGACCTGCTGGCCGACGAGTGTGGCGCCTCCCGTGGGCTGGGTAGTCCCGAGTACGCGTTTCTGGCCCACGTCTTGGTCGCGCAGGCGCCACGGGACGAGGATCCCACCGTGGTCTGCGCCGGTGCGGTGCTTGGCCAGCTCCTGGTGGACCTCGGCCTCGAGGCCGTCGTAGCTGCTGCGCTTGCCGTCCATGATCTCGGCCTGCATCCTGATCGCCCGGTGGACGGAGTAGCGCTTGCGGTCCTTGGCCGGCATCGCCGCGAGCGATTCCGCGGAGGGCTGACCAGGGCCGTGGGTCCGGACGGCTTTGAGGATCTCGCGCGAGACCTGGTCCGGCGTGAGGCCCTGGCGGATCCACGCGGCTGCCTTGTCGGTCATGCCGTGCGCCTGGGCCATCTCCATGATCTCGGCAGCCTCGGCGCCGCGGTCGGCGACTTCGACGTGCGCGGGCACCGGCGGAGCCGCCCCGGGCTGCGCGGTCGCTGGCGGCTGTGCCGGCGTATCAGTGTCCTTCGCGGACGATGTAGCCGCGGTGGGCGGTGCGACCGCAGCGGGCTGGATTTCTGGTTCGACACTCATGGCGCGTTCTCCTTCTATGACGGGTTCCTCTACCGTGAACTCGACAAGATCTATGTCCGCGGCCCCCGCGCGCGCTTCCGCACGCGTGCGGCCGAAGCCGACCTTGAAGTCGGCGGGGATGGGTTCGGTGGACACCTCGTAGGGCATCCAGCGGCAGCGATAGGTGGCGATGCCGGTCTTCTTGTCCTTGGAGACCATCTCCATCGACAGCACTTGGTAGCCGACCGACACCGTCTTTGTGTGACCCTCCCGGAGCATCGTCTCCTGCTCCTGCCCGAGCGGGATCGAGGAGAAGCTCGCCACGCCCCGAAGACGCTTGCGCTTCTCGTCGAGCGAGACGTCGTTCACCGATCCGAAGTGCAGTAGGCGCTGATGTGACTTGATGAGAGGCAGACCGTCTTTGGCCCGGGACAGATCGACGTCGCCGGGGGCGTGGGAGAGGATCTCGTCGTAGTCCTCCCAGGTGTCCCAGGAGAAGCGGCGCACCGGGGCCTCGCTCGAGAAGGAGAGGGGATAGAGTTTCACCTCTCCCTCGGCACCGTCGGCACGCGTCTCGACTTCGACCTCGAAGTTGCGGTACTGGATCCGCGGCACCTTGAGGGTGCGCGTCTTCGCTCGTGCTGCTGGTTCGGTGCTCATGCCACCAGTTGTGACGCATCCGCGAGAACGCGACCAATCTAAATGTCATTTAGATTGGTCGGGCAAGTCCCAGGGTGGCAACGTTGTCCCATGGCACAAGAGCTCTCAGCACTCCCCGAATCCTTCGCTGCGGGCACGACGGTTTGCTACCGCAAACGGTTCAGCGACTACCCGGCGAGCTCCGGCTGGACACTCAAGCTGCATCTGGCCGGCGCGAGCGTCATCGCCAAGACCGCCGTTGTGGACGGTGACGACTTCGTCGTGACCATTGCCGCGGCCGACACCGAGGCCGCCTTCACGCCCGGGCTTTACAAGTGGGTGGAACGCGTCAGCAATACAGGCGGTGAGGTTTACGAGGTCGCCTCGGGGGTCGTCACTGTGCTCCCGAACCTGGCTGAGGCCACAGAAGGCAGCGAGCAAGAGTGGGTCGAGCGGGCGATCGCCGCGCTCAAGGCACACATCGAGGGGCGGCTGCCCGCGGGGATGGAGTCCTACCAGATCGCTGGCCGCGCCGTCTCGAGGATACCGGTCAAGGAAGCAGTCGATCTTCTCACCACCCTCGAATCGCGCCTCGCTCGCCTCAAGAACCCCGACCTCATCACACGGTCGGTCCTTGTCTCCTTTACCGGTCCGGGGTTTGACCGATGAAGCGGCGGGCGCTACACAGGCGCTTGGGCCGGGCTTTCCGGCTGGCCTGGCGGGAGATCACCGGTGGGAGAAGCGTCTTTGAAGGGGCCGGCATGCACCGGCTCTTGCTCGATTGGATTGCGCAGGCCCGCTCGGCGGACGAGGAGATCCGCGGGGACATTCGGCTACTGCGCGCACGGGCGCGCGAGCTTGGGCGCAACAACAGCTACGTCAAGCGCTACTTCCGACTCCTTGTGAACAACGTCATCGGGCCCACGGGCATCAAGCTTCAGGCTCAAGTGAAGAACGGCGGGGAAACCGACGCCGAGACGAACGCGGCCATCGAGGCCGCCTGGAACGACTGGGCGAGTTCGCCCGTCACGGTGGACGGAAAGCTGACGCTGCGCCGCTTCGAGAAGCTGATACTCAAGACCATGGCCTGCGACGGTGAGGCGTTCGTGCGCGTGTGGAGGGGGTTCGAGGGGAACCGCTACGGCTTGGCGCTCCAGGCCATCGACGCCGACTTGATCGATGAGACCTTCAACCGGCCACGCCGCGGAGCTGATAACGAGATCCGGATGGGAGTCGAGATCGATTCCCTCTCGCGGCCGGTCGGCTACTGGGTGTGGACCGCGGTGGGCGTCGACCTCATGCGTGAACGGTATTTCGTCCCCGCTGGCGAAATGCTCCACCTCTACGATCCCGAGCGTGTGAACCAGACCCGCGGTGTGACCTGGGTCCACTCCGTCATGGTTCCGGCGCATATGCTGAACGCCTACGAGGAGAGCGAGGCGGTCGCCGCGCGGATCGGTGCCTCCAAGATGGGCCTGTTTGAGAAAAGGACCGACTCGGTCGCCGGGGATCTGGCAGGTGAGACGACGCCCGCCACGATGGAGGCCAATCCGGGTACGTTCGACATCGTCCCGGACGGATATGAGTTCAAGACGTGGGAGCCCGAACATCCGACGGGGCAGTTCCCGGCCTTCATCAAGCAGATGCTCCGCAAGATCGCCTCGGGGTTCAGCGTGTTCTACAACGTGCTCGCCAATGACGCGGAAGGGGTCAGCTACTCCACGATGCGTAGCTTCTCCCTCGTCGAGCGCGACGACTGGCGCTCGATCCAGCACGACTTCATCGACATGTGGCGCCGCCCCATCTACTCAGCCTGGCTCGGTATGGCGCTTCTTACAGGAGCGCTCAAGCTCGCCTCGCGTGATCCCTCCCGCTACTTGGCCGTTCGGCACCGGCCGCGTGGCTGGCAGTGGATTGACCCGCAGAAGGAGGCTCAGGCTGCGGTGATCTCCATCCAGAACGGTCTCGGCACGCGCACCGGGTTCCTTGCCGAGAAAGGCGAGGACCTTGAGGACGTCTTCGCCGAGCTCGCGCGGGAGCGAGAGCTGGCGCAGGAGTACGGCATCTCGATCTCGGCGGCAGCCGCGCCGTCTGACACGAAGGCGATAGACGAGGAGGGCGAGGAGCCGGAGGAGGAAGATGGCGAGCCGGCGGGGGAGGAGAACGGCGGCGAAAACGGAAACGGCAACAAGGCGGATGTCGCAATCGCGGGGAAAGGGGTTCGCAACCAGGTTTCGTCGGTGCCGGTCCTGAGCCGCTGACTGGAGACATGAGATGCACAATAGAAGAATGCCGTCTTCCAGCGAGCACTACACAGAGAAGAGCAGAATAGAGATCCACAAGGGCAGAGCACGGGGGGAATTCCACTTAAGGAAAGTGTGGGATCGTGCAGGCAACGTATGGAAGCACTTCAGGGATCGAATTGGGTCGTATCACAAGGATGGGGAGCTGGGGTTTAAGGTCGGCTCACAATGGCTGCGGCTGATACCCGTTGCGGTGATAGCAGGGATACAAAGAGATATCACACCTGAGCTGTGGAAACGCCTAAGGGCCAGGCCTACATTCGAACTTGGCCGCCACTCCTGCAAGTTTGGAGTCGAGATGGTCACGTTGCCGATGATGACGGCGTTTGGGTGGCGGATGGAAGGCAGCGTGAACGTCGTCCCCGTTCGAGGTCCGCTGCCTATTATGGACCCGCATTATCCAGGCTCGGAACTAGAGCTTCCAAATCAGCTCTTGGGTTTTCGGTTTGATGATCTCGTCTACTTCTCCGTTGACGATCTGTATTACTCAGGGCTGAGGTACGGCGTCCGCAACGGCGCTTTCCTGGTTGAGGTAAAGCCGAGAGCGAAGGTAAAGATAGACCCCACGCAGTCATTCTACGTGTCGGGCGCGGCGCAGGATGGATATATCGTCGAAGTGCAGGCGGAGCCGTTTCCATTCTACACGGCGTATAACAACAGGACTTGGATCACGGTAGGATACAACTACGTCGGATCGAGTCAGAACTTCAGGGGCTATCCTGGAGGCTTCGATACTTCGGCGATTGGCGCCGACGCGACTATAACGAGCGCCACGCTGCATTTCTACATAAAAGGCAAGGTCGGTTCCGGGTTCACGCCTAAGATACTGCTCGGCTGGGCACACGATCAGATAGGGGCTGCTCTCGACACTAATGATTGGGGTCTAGGGCCTGTGTTTGACGCCGGGACATGGGACATGCCTCCCGCGAGGTACATCCAAACCAACATACCCGCGCCGGACGCGAAGATAAACAAGGAAGGCGACACTGATTTTGAGGCTATGCCGTTTGCGGATTTCTGGCCGCCTCCAGCGCCCGGGCTCAGACAATACATAACTCTAGATCCCGCGGAGGGAACAAACGATCCCTACCTCAGCGTGAGCTGGACGACCGAGGAGTACGCCCCCTTGGCGTCCCACTCGGCAGCGCGGGCCCTGGCAACCGCTCATGCCGGGGCGCGGTCCGTCTCTGGGATCCACCATGCGTCCATGCAATGTATCCCGACGGACGCTCAAGAGCGCGGCCCGAGGAGGATCGGCTGATGTCCGACCTCGCCGTTGAAATCACAGGCTTCGTTGCCGGCGACGACCTGGAGATCCGCCGCACCGTGACGGACCTCCCGGCGGCAATCGATGCGGCGTGGTTGACCGCCAAGCTTCATCACGGCCAGCCGGACGGGGAGGCCAAGCTGCAGAAGCGGATCACAACGACAGATTCCCCGGGGACGGGGCAGATCGTCGAGGCCGGTGGGCCCGGGACAGATGGCGATCTTCGTTTCGACCTCACCCCGGAAGACACCACCTCCCTCGGAGTGAAGAAGTTCATCCACGACATCCAGATCAAGCTCAGCGACGGAAAGGTCTACACGATAGAGAAAGGCACAATCCAGCTCACGGCCGACGTTACCGAGACGACTACCTGAGCCGGAAGGGGGTACGTAGTGGATGAGGTGCTTGACATCACAGGAAGCTTCGGCCTCGGGGGGCTCGGGCTTCTGGCCGCTGTTTTCTCGGTGAAGCTTGCCATTCAGGCGGTTGATCTCGCACGAGCCCAGCAGAGGCGTCGCAACGGGCCGAACAGGTCCAAGGTCGATCTCGATGAGCTACGGGTCGTCTGCCCACTGGCCCCGGGGAACCACTCCCTGGACGATGTCCATGAGGTGCTGATTCAGATCCGAGCCGGTATGGAGCGGCTCAACGCGACCCAGAAGGCGATCGAGACCGACATGAAGGAGCGAAGTGACCGTCCATATCCTGTCTTAAACGCGCCCCGGCTAGAGCTCGCCAGGAGGGAGGGCTGACA